GTAAGTAAAAGGCACAGCAGAAGAATCTCCAGCTAATAGTGCTATCTGTGCTTTACCAGTATTTGTTATTGTATTGTTAATAAAACCAGTATCATATTTAAAGTTTCCATCTTTATCGTGGCAAACTAATCTTATTCTTCCTTTTAAACCCATATTATTTATTATTTCCATATTATTTATTATTTTCTACGTTAGCTTTTAATTGTCTTTTAATATCTCTTTCTCGTTTTCCATAATGTTTTTTGATTTTTTCTTCCATAAGCAACATTTCATTCTGAATATTCATAGTATTTTTTAGAGAATTTCTAAAAGCATATTGATAAGAAGGTCTTAATGCTAAATATTCGTGGAATAAAGCAGAAAATCCAGGCTTTTTAGTTGTATCTGTACTAGAAAAATAAGAACCTGAACGATTTATAAACACTTTTAATCCATCGTTTGAATTATAACTAGGTATTACATCTAATAAAATTCCATTAGCAGTTTTATCATATCTTGTTGGTACTCCTGTTGTGTTTATACCATCATAAAAACTCTGCATATCGCTTTCAGATTGCATATCAACTGGTTCTATTTCGTGATATATACCTGCTTGGTCTTTAACCATTACTCTGTAAATATCAAGAATAAAATTCCCTTGTTCATCTAACACGAAAGGATAATCACGAGTACCAGAAGCTAGGTTTGTAGTAATTATTGGATAGTCTGTATGGTTTGAGTCATCAAATTGCCAAGTTCCACCACAGTCAAATATTGTTGCATAGAGGTAATCAAGAGCTAAATTTACATCTCTAGCAATATCTTTTAAAGAATAAGAAACACGATTTGTTTTTACGTTTGAGTCTATTAACTGAACTATTCCTGCATTATTGGTTGTGTCGTTGAATTGTAATGACATAATTTGTTTATTAATTTGCTAATCTCAAAGGGTATAAACCCTCTGAGTTAGAAAACTATGAAGTAGCAAAAGCTGTTGCTGGTGTACCTCCACACATAACCATTCCTGTAACTTCCCATAATGTTGAAGAAAGTTTATGAAATTTGACTTGTGTTCCTACTAATCCTCCTAAAGCGTTTGAAGCTGCTGCTGTCATATTCAAAGCAACGTGAGTAGAGCCGTTAGCTGTAAACACTGCTGTTGCGTTTGATGAGTCAGTATCAACACTTGTATATCCACCTATCAAAAGCTCTGTACCTGCACCTGTGATTACTTTATAAGCATTTGAAGTAACTGAAGTTGTTACCATAAAGTTATAATTAGTACCAATAGCACAAGCTGCTGGAAGTGTGAAAACAATACCTGCTGCTCTGTCCATAAGGACAAGTGAACCTGAATCAAATTCACTCAAGGAGGCAGTTGCTCCGCTTCCAGAAATTATATTTCTCTTTGCACGAATTTTATCTACTACTATATCTGTTCCTCTTAATTGCATATATTTCTGTGGCTCTTACGAGCGATTAAATTAATAATTATATTGATGACTTATTTATTTTCAAGTTACCTTCTACTGGGTCTGGAGCATTTTTAAGGTCTTTTAATTTTGATATAAGCCCTTTAACTAATACACCATTAATTATTTTATCATTCTTCTTATCTGCCCATTTATCTGGATTCTTGTAAGCATAACCATTTAAAGTTTTTGCATAAGCTATTTGTGCTTTACTTGCATCTGCTGGAAGTTTTATAACTAAAGGTAATTCTGTTGGGCGTAAATCCATAGGGTCGTTAATTTCAATTCCTTGAGAATCATCTACCTTTGGAGTTTCTTTAACTTCTTCTTCTGTTATAACTTCTTCTACTTTTTCTTTTTTTATCATATTGTTTATTGACTAACCTAATGAGGGAGATGAGGAGGGCTTCGGCGGGGAAACCCTGCTCACCCCCATCATTAGGGGGTTTGTAATCCCGCCAATTACGAATTTAGGCGAGTGTGATGTCGATTGTGATTGCTTTCTTTTGATTCCAAAGTTTGAAACCAATTAAACCAAAAACAACGATTTCTTTACCAGTCTTACCAGATACTGACTTTTCATCATAGTTAATTCCACGAGGAGAAGCGTAAGTAGCTGCTTTGTTTGGTCCGAAAACTCTGTGTCCTGCGTTTGTTACAGTAGTTGTACCGATTGTAGCATCTACGAATGTTCCAGAACGGACTACGTAAATATCTGTACCTGCTAATTGTGTAACTTTACCATTCTTAAGCATTGCATCTGCCATTGAGAAGCCGTTAGTCATACCAGATACCATAAATCCGACAAGGTCAGTATTTTCGATAACTAGGTAAGTACCATAAGTATTCTCGTAACCTGCAACTTTAGAAGCAAGGTTTGCGATGATTGTTAGAATGTTTGCTGCTGTTGTAAATCCTCCTGCTGGAGTTGTATATGTACCTGTTGCATCTTCACAAAGGTTGTTGATAACGAAGTAATCAATACCATAAGCTACTGCATACATCATATTGTCAAGACGACTTGCTGCAATATCAAATACTGCAAAGAAATCTTCGTGAGCAAAAACGTGTTCTGCGTAAATAACTTCATCTGTTACTGTTAAAGCGTCATCTGTTACTGTCCAAGCTGTAACAGAGTATGTACCAGCTACTGCTTGAATAGTTGCTGTTGGTTGTGAACCATAAGGATTTTGTATTCTTTTAAGGTCTGAGCGGTCTACATCACAGATTTTTTCTGCGATAAGTGAATTACGGAGAACGAAATCGTACTGTGATTTTAAGTATTTATCTCTGTTTCCGTATGTTGATTGTGTGTTAAAAATAAAATTGTCTGTGTTATAGTGTTTGGGTTATAAACCTATAAGGAACAGTGTTAGGGGTTGTTAATCCCGCCGAACTATTCTATTTTTTGCCTCCACGCTTTGCCCAGAATAATCTTTCAGCATCTTCTTTATTTTCGGGGATTTCTCCTTTAGATAAATTAGACAATAATGTGTCTTCCGATACTTTACTTGCTCCACGCCTTGCATTTCCTGTATTAGACATTTCTGATGTTTTTCTGAACTCTGCCTTTTCAGCTAGAATAGCCTTTGTTGCACCTAGTTTTAGAGTTTCAGATAGTGATAACTTTTTGAATTTAGCGAGGTCTAAGACTTCATCAATGTCGTCTTCGTGTATCCCGTAAATTCTAGCTATTGTATCTTTATCTAAATCTTGCACAACTGACTTTGGAGCTTCGCTAACTTTTTGTTTAGCTAACTTCTCTGCCTTTTCAGCTCGGATTTTTTGATTGTCAGCTCTCTCTTTTTCTTTTAAAAATAGAGACTTGTAATCAGTAGTATCTTCGCCTTCTTCTGAAGTTTCAAGGACTTCTTCCTGTTGCTCTGTTTCGATGTTAGCATCATCTTTTTTTTCTTCTTCCATAGATTTTAGTTTAAGGAGCGTGTTTCTTCACTCCAATTATATTTTAATTATACCACGAAACATTTGGTACGCAAAACTGTTAATAACTATTTTGAACTATCTTGCATTAAACGCTTTGCTGCTTGTTCTGGTGTCTCATCTTTTCTTCCAGCAATAGCCTGTACTGTTATAAGTGCTGTTTGAACTGCACGAATATATAGATTACGAGCAATTAGTTTAATACCTAATGGGTCAGCTTCTATCATTGGCTCATATTCTATACTCACTTTCTCTCCATCTGGATTTGTTAAGAGATTAAATGCTTTTTCAAACATATCTTTAATAAGTTTTTTAGATTCTACTGTTTGATAAACAGTATCTCTACTAGAACCGAATATTTGTGTTTCTGCATCTAGCCAGAAATCATTGAAAGCAATTAAACTTCTATCAAAATCTTTAACTGGATATACTTTTCTTCTAAATACTTCCACAACTTCTGGGTCAGAAAATGTTGATTTGATTAATTCTTTTTCTTCTTTTGAAATATTCTGTCCAAAGAATAGTTTTCTTATTAAGATTAATAATGCTTCATTATCGGCAAATATTTTCTTAATAGTTTCTATATCTTTTTCTGAATACATTAAATGTCTTTGTTCCGCCATAATTTTATTTATTGATTACTTATAATTAACACATTTTACCTTTCTT